GTTGCCTCACACAATTAGCTATGAGGAGTATACTGGGACTGTAAACTCGAAACCTACGTACGCGAAGGCTGAAACTATCTATAACGTGCGGGTTGAGCCAGTATACCAGTATGCGTTGTCATCGCTCGGTGATGCAAAAAACGATAGGTTTACTATCATTTATGATTCAAGAAATTCCAGTCCAAAAGGTAAAACGTTTGTAGCGAAAAGCAGGATCACGTTTGGGGATATCGTTTTAACGGTGAGAAATGCAACGCCGTTTTACGATTCTAAGAGACTACACCACTGGGAGGTGAATTGTGTCTAAGGTCGAATTTGATACAAAAGCGGCCGTAGGGAAACGGCTTGATATGCTTAAATTGGCACAGTTTGCGCTAGACCAGCAGGTGATTGCCGACTCAAACTATTATTGTCCGTATCGTGAGGGTTATCTGCAGAAATCGGCAGTGATAAATTCGCGGCCTGGTACTGGGCTGGTAGTATGGGCAACGCCATATGCGTCGAGACTGTACTACCATCCTGAATATCATTTCTCGAAAGATAAGAATCCTAACGCGCGTGGCAAATGGTTTGAGTGGGCAAAGTCAGTGAACTTAGAAAAATGGCGCAAGATAGCGGAAGGTAAAGAATGATCGAGATCATGGATAATATCGTGGCCTATCTGAATAGCAAGTTGCCTAGCATTGTTGAGAGCGATATCGCTGAGGATTTTTTCATCGGCGACAGCGATGAGGAATTGATGTGCAGGCACGATGTGAGTCCATTGATCTATAAGGCATTTATGGACGGAAGCTATAGAGCGACATTCGCATTTAGTTTTTATTGTCGGTCGGGCGACGTTATTACTGCGAGGCAGAAACTTGAAGCGATAATGGAGTGCCTGAATGAGATTAGGGTCTTTCAGCATTTATTCGGCGTTGCCGAGGGTACGCTGGAAGTTACTGCGCGGCCTACTCCGATTAGTGAGGAAGAGGGCGGCACAAAAATATATACTTGTTCGTTTAAGCTAGATTATCTAGCAGGAGAATGAAAATGGTTACAATGGGATTTCAAACATTATTCGAGATTGACACCAATCCTGGTGGTACTGCTAACTGGGTGAGGCTTGGAGCTGGCATTGAGTCAGCTACACCTGCTCTGAATGAAACGCTAGTGCAAAGAGGTTATCTCGATGGCAATGGCGGGCAGAGCACAAGAACTACTGGCTTCCAATTGGTATATACGTTTAGCGGTGAACGCAGGCCTGGAGATACTGCTCAGGACTATATTTACAATAAAATGCTTGAGCTTGGCGATAATAGAATGACTCAGTTTAGGGCTACTGATGCGGGCGGAGCAGTGATTACGGGGCCATGCTCTATCGCGAATATAACACCGCCTGGTGGAAATGCGAATGATATCTCGGCGTTTAGCTTTGAGATTCATTTTAATGGCAAACCGACGCTTACACCTGCGACTGCTGCTCCTGCATTAACTGCTACTTTTGGTGCTGGAACTGCTACAGGAACTACGAAGGTTACTGCAACACCTAGCGCAGGAAATTCGCTTGCATACAAAATCACGAAACAGGCAATCACTGTTTATGGCCGTCAGTATGTTGATGGAGTCATTGCATACACGAGCGGAAGCGATATCGCTGGCGCTGTCGCTGATGATTATCTCAACGTATATGAGCTTGACCAGTATATGCATGTTGTGAAGTTTGCATCTAAGAAGCTTGCCGCTGGCGATTTCGCTGCATAATGTAGGCCGCCCCCGCCTAAACGGGGGCTTAGGAGTATCTTGTGGATGAATTTAGGTTTAACAAAAAGGCAAATGCGACTGTAACACTAAAAATATGTGATGAGGTATATGAGTTTAATTGTTCGCCAACGAATTATTCGTTTATTAAAAAGGTCGCGGCGCTGTCGCGCGAGGCTGAAAATATCCTTGGTAGAATAAGCGGCCATAAGGCTGGTACTGTTGAGGACTGGGCAGAACAATCTGAGTTTTTGAGGCAGAAAGAACAGGAAATTATCGAGACACTACTTCCTGGTAAATGGAATGAGTTATTCAAGCTGGCGAATGAAGACTTGCTTGATATGGCGGAGCTTATTGCGTTTATTGCTGAGAGGATAAATGCAAAAAGCCTTGAAGTGAGAGCTGAGGCTATAAAGCCAGCGATACCAGTTAATGCGCCAGAGATTTAATCCTTTGCTAGATGATCCGCCGATTGTCGCTGATATTGGTGGCGAGCCTGTTAGGATAGAAACAGACTATAGAGTAGTGTTGAGCTATCTTAGACTACTACGTGAGGATATTAGCGATGAAGAGAAGGCGATTCTAGGATTAAATCTATTTTGTCCACTAGAAAAAATTACAGATATAACTGAATTTGCTAAATATATCGACTGGTTTATCAGATTAGGCGAAGAGCCACAAGAGAACAGAAAAGAAAAGCCTGTATTCGACATATTACAGGATTCCGACAAAGTTTTCGCCGCGTTTTACCAAGTCTACAGGATAGATTTAAGACACGTACGGATGCATTGGTGGATATTCTACACGTTATTGATGAATTTACCAAAAGACACAAAACTAGCAGATATTGTAGAATTACGCGGTAGAAAAGTCGAGAAATGGATGGATGCACAGGCCAGAATTGAGTTAGCTAGAGCGCAAAACTATTATAGGTTGGATGAGCCTAGCGGCGATATAATGGCTGACGTGTTTACGATGTTAGCAGGGATAGCACAATGACGTATGATGGAACGATACGATTTGACACAAGAATAGATACAAGCGACCTCGATTCGCAAATGAGCGGCCTTGAGAGTAAACTATCAAGATCGACTGCGAAATTGCGCGACATCATGCAGGGTCCTATCGCAGCATTCAAGGAGATGGCGCATGTCGCAGGTCAGATAAAAGGCGAATTTGATAAACTAGAGGCTGCATGGGCTTCTCAAGAACGTGCGAGTGCTATCCTAAAAGCAACGCTTGAGGCTACTGGCGCTAGTGCATGGACAAGCGCGAAAGAGATCGAAGGCATGGCTGAGAGCCTACAGGATATGACTGCATATGGCGACGATGCTGTCCTTATGATGCAGAACGTCCTGCTAGGATTCAAGAATATCAAGGGCGACAACTTCAAAGAGGCTACAACAGCGATCCTCGATATGGCGACAGTCATGGGGATGGATTTGACGAGCGCCGCGCAGGCAGTAGGGAAGGCGCTTGATGATCCTGTCCAGGGAATGGATTCACTATCAAGACAGGGTTTCAAATTTACTGAACAGCAAAAGGATATGCTGAAAGCGCTTGTTGAATCAGGGAAAATCGAGGAAGCGCAAGGAATCATCCTAAAAGAGCTGGCGACTACATATGGAGGAGCTGCTGAGGCAGCAGCAGGTACTGCGAGCGCGATAAAAGACAAACTCAATAATGCACTAGGTGATTTACAGGAAGAGGCTGGCAGAACAATCAGTGAAGCATTAAAGCCAATGCGAGAGAATCTCATTGAAGTTATCAATGGCTTTACTGATTGGTTTAAGGTAATGAATGAAAATGGCGATATGCCAGAACTGCTAAATAAAATTACTACTGGACTATTGGCTGTTACTGCTGCTATGGCAGCATTTGTGTTGGTATCGAAAGGCGCTGCGATAGTTAACACAATGACGCTTGCGATACAAGGCCTTAGCAAAGCGCTTGCTGCGAACTGGGTTGCATTAGCTGCTGCTGGTGCCGTCGCTGCGATTACGTTAATAATAGGTAAAATAAAAGAACACAAACTAGAACAGGAAGAGGCTGCGAGAGCTGCTGAGGAGCAGGCGAGGAAAACTGACGAGCTTAAAAATAGCGTAGTTAGCTTAGCGACAGAATATCAGAATCTATATGACAAAACGAATCCTACTGCTGACGAACAGCAGAGGATGCTCGATATTGCGAATCAATTACACACGCTATATCCGACGCTTACGAATGATGTCATCGAATATGCTGCCAAAAATAGTAATCTTGCTACTAGCATAAAAGAGGTTGCGTTGGCGCAGGAAAGAGTAAACTTGGCTAGCTTACTTGGTAAAAAGGAAGCGATAAATCAGAATATCATAGAAGTGCAGCTTGCTAAGCATAATGCTAAAACAGCTATAGAACGAACGACATATGAAAATATGCAGGCTGCTCTTGAGGAACAACTAAAAAAAGTCCAGGGCGAAATAAAAATAGTAGAAGGCAGAATCGCAATATTAGATAAGACTACTAAGCCTACTACTGCTGAGTCTGCTGGTGGTACTGTTCCTAGTAAAGAGGCGCCAAAGGTTGAGAAATCGCAGGGTGAAAGACTACAAGAATTAGATGCAAAATATAAGGCGCAGATTGAGGCAGAAAAAGAGTTAGGCCATGATACTACTGAAATAGAAAGGCAATACTACAAAGAGCGCTATGATTTACTCATGGATTTTATCGCAGAAGACGCGAAGGCTGGCTTGAGTTTTGAAAATTCATTTAAGTCTAGACTTAAAGGGCTTAATACTACACTTGGCGATGAATTAGCAGAGACTGATAGAATATTATCAGACTTTGATGCAGCAGATACAGCAAAGGCTAAGGGAGATGCGTATACAAAATATATAGATAAAGCTGATTCAGAGTTGCAAAAAAATGAGGATGAATACGAACAAGAGGCATTAAATAGACTTAAGGCCAGGAACAAGGAAAGATTATCGTTATTAGCACAGTTGCATGGCAAAAGTGCTGACTATATAGCCTCAGAAGGCGAAAAACAGGAGTGGTTAGCTGGTCGTTATGAGTGGGCAAGTGATGAAGAAATCGCTGCATTGCGTGCGCAGTTGGAAGAGCAAAAAAAAGCAGAAGCTGTACAAAAAGCCAGAGAAGCGGCATACAATACATATATTGAGAATAGATATAAAGATACAGAAGAGATAGAGGATGAATATGAGCAGGAATCTCTCAATCGATTAAAAGAGAGAAATAAGAAAAGGCTGTCATTATTAGCACAATTGCATGGGAAAGAAGCTGATTATGTAGCTACTGAAGCTGAACGCCAAGAGTGGTTAGCAGGGCGTTACGAGTGGGCGAGCGACGAAGAGATTGAGGCTTTACAAAAACAGTTAGATGAAAAAATTAAAGTAGACGATGAAATAAAAAAACGTGATACAGAGTATATCAATCTATTGAAAATTGTGAATGGGCACACTGAGGACTATCAGGCAACGCAGGAAGAGCTTGTTGAGTGGCTTGGGCCTAACTTTACGCATGCGACTGATGAACAGATACGTGCAGTTAAAAACTATCTCAGAGCGCTTGGTTTAATGAGTGCTGAATATGAGAGAATAGATGCTGCGAATGGTGCTGATGCGCAATCTACTGGGCATGTTGCTACTGGTACCGAAATAATGACTGATAAAGTCAAAAAAGCTACTGAGGCGTTAAAGGAACAGGCCGATGCAATAAATAATAGTAATCAAAGTCTTGGTGCTCAGATAAGGCAGTTGGTTGAATTTGCAAGAGCTGCGGGCGTTAGTGAGGATGCGATAGATGCATTAGTCGCGGCTTGGAATAGTCTGAAACAAGCAGAATCATATGCGAATGCAGATAAAGGTAGTGCTGAATCGCAGGCATTAACGGTAACATGGACCGAAAAAGTAACGCGCGAGATAAAAGAGGAAACGCTTGCGTTAGGCGATCAGATAAAAGTACAGGAGCTTGTAAATCAAGGATATGATGAAAATATTGCGCAGATGATCCTTGCAGCTCAAAGTGCTGGTGTAGAAAAGGATGCGATCGATGCTCTGATTGAGAGCTATATAAATCTGAAAAAAGCGCAAGAGAACAAATCAATTTGGCAGCAGGCTGGCATTGTCGGCGAGAAATCTATCACTGGCAAAGTTAGCGGTGGAACTGAGGTTGGGAATTTACTTGCTGGATTTGGTATAGATTTTGGCGGGATTATTGGGGAGATGGTAAAATCTATCGCATCATTATCAAGTGTAACTAAATTACTTGATCCTATTGCAACGATATTCGATGGTATAATGTCAACGCTTGGGCCTGTTATCGATGAAGTATTTGCTCCACTTGCGAATATGCTTACTCAGGTTGGAATTGCAATAGGGCAGATTCTTGCTCCAGCGTTACAAATATTAACACCAATAATACAGGCTTTGGCAAAATTGTTTGTCAAATTATATAACGACGTTATTGTACCAGTAGGGAATGCTGTAATTAAGACATTTAACAGGATTTTTAATGCAGTGGCTGATGTAATAAACTGGATACTAGGTGCGATAAATGCAGCGTTGGGCTGGTTAGTTGGAAATATCGCGTTAATAGAGAAAAAAAATGTTAATTCTGGACTATTAACTCCAATAAGTGAGGAAGACCTTAGTGCGGGGAAAGCAGGAGAGATAGACTACGAAGAAGAGCTGAAAAAGGTAAACGAGCAGCTAAAAAAGAACAAAGAGTTATTTACTTTAGCGAGCAAGGCGGCTGACGCTTACAAAGCGGTGTTGACAAAAGTCAAAACTGCTGCGGCAGATTTTTACGATAGTTTGAAGGATGTTGGCAGCGATATTGCTGATTCGATAATAAATGGAATACTAAATGGCTTTTCAGACGAAGATTTCGCTTATGAAATGCAGGAATATCTAACGAAGGCAGTAGTTAAAGCAGCAGTATTTACTGAATCATTCATGGCGCAAATTGCGAAAATCGGAAAAGAAATTGCAAACGGTATAGCAAACGGCTTTAGCGAGGATCAATTGCGAGGTCTTAGAGATAGACTTGCTGAGTTGTATAGTAATGCACAGGCAGCGGCGGAAGTGGCTACGTCGTTAGTCCAGGATGCATTTACTGCCGAGCCAGTAGTCGTTACTGTACCTAGTGAATCCGCGCAATTTGGTGGTGGAGGAATGATAATACCAGGCAGTCCTGGAGCTACGATAGATTTACCAGTACATAAGGGGCTTGCGAATATAGGGAATTACGTACAGGCGTTGATGCCTAGGTTTGGGAAGGCTATACAGGCGGTCGCATATGGTACCGTGAATATCGATGGCAGAGAGATTGGGCGAATAG